CCACCTATTTCTCTTGCTGTTTTAAGTGCTGTTGCTGTATCTGCGTTACCAGTTAATGCTCCAGTTACATCTCCATCAATTGTTCCATCTACAGTTAAAGAAGTAAGTGTTCCTACTGAAGTCAAGCTAGAAGTAACAACAGTACTCTTCAGCTCAGTACCAGTTAACGTACCAGCAGCAGCAGTGACAGTAATATCAGCAGAGCCATCAAAGGCTACATCGTTGATATTTACAGTGGAGTCAAATTTAGTTGCGGTATCAGCATTTCCAGAGACACTTCCAGAGAATGTTCCTGTTATTGTTCCACCATTTGTAATATCGTTACTGCCTAGATCGATAGCACCTTGCATTGTGCCACCCGTCAATGGAAGCTTGCTTGAGTCTGTTGCTGAATCAGAAGCCCACTCCAAATTTGTAGCTGTGCTTGCATTTGCCTTGAGAACTTGACCAGGGGAAGGTGGAGCAGCAGGTAAAGATATTATGTAACTTCCACTCGAACCCTTATCAGTTGCACCTTTAATTCCTACATAGGCACTTCCGTTGTCATCATCTTCGTAGAATTTTATATTTTTGTCGTTATCTATAAGAAGATCTCCTGTTATTTCATTCCCCGAACCAGCACCTTTAGGTAAAGCAGCGTTAGCAGTTGTAGCAGCAGCATCAGCAGCAAGTTTCGCTACCTTCACAGCAGCAGGAGTAGCAGCCGTAGTTGTTGAATCAGAAGCTGCACTATTTTCTAATTGAACAACACCAATAACAGACGTTGTTGCATCAACAATTTTTGATCCAGAGATTTCAGCCGTGTCAGATATATCATCATCAACAATTACGCCACTAGAAATAGCAGCAAGACCATCATTATCAATAGAAATATCTCCTGTAATCCCAACACTCGTAATAGTGCCACTGGTTTCAGCACCAATTAAGAAATTACCTGAATTAACAGTTGCTAGTTTATTAAGAGCAATTGCAGCACCAGAAGCCAAATTATTATTAGTAAGACTGTCATCAACCATCGTTGCTGTAACTATATTCTCACCTGCACTTGTGATTACTGTTCCACTTTCATTTGGCAGCGTGATAGTTCGGGTAGCATCAGGATCAACTACAGCAAGAGTTGTTTTGTGAGCATCATTAGTTGAACCTTCAAAAACTAAACTTCCCGCAGTTCCTACTAATAATTGACCTGTAACAGTACCTCCTGCTTTTGCTAATTTCTCAGTATCTACTTCTTCTATTGCAGCTTGAACCGTAGAAGCAACAATATCTCCTCCAGCAGAAAAAGTAATATTTGAAGCTGTTTGTTGTGAGACTGTGCTAGATAAATCGACCTCACGCCATGAACTCGCACCACTAGCAGTAACTCCTAAAATATAATCAGGAGGAACAAGTAGCTGTTGTGGAGCGTATCCACCTGAAGGTGTTCCTTGCTTTTCAACTACAACATAAACACCATCTGTCTGGGCAGAAGCAATAGGTAAATCTTGATTGGCTGTTAAACCAGCCGCCGCACCAGCAACTGTAACGCTGACTACTTCTTGATCATTAGCATCGTATGTTCCACCAAAGGTCAAACTACCTTTCGTTAATGTTGTTATCGCTTGCCATGCCGTTCCGTCATAAATATAAGCATCCTCTTCAACCGTATCAAATAACATTTGACCACTAAATTGTGGTTCAGGGAAGCCACTTTGAGCAACAGATTGGAAAACAGTAGTTGAACTATTACTTAACTTTGTACCATCTATTGAACCTGCTGCGATCCTTGTAGAATCAAACGTTCCACTGGTTATTTTACTTGCAGCAAGATTAGGAACTAGACTTTCTGTTAATACTGCTCCTGCTGTAACTATACCTTTTTCATTAACAGTAACTGATTGGTATGTTCCTGAACTAACTCCACTCGTTGATGTAGATAAGTTACCCGTACCATCAACAGTTAAACCCCCTCCAGATGTTATTTGAACTGCACCTTTAGCTGATGTGGTTGCAGCAGGAATATCTGAAGCTGATAATCCAGTCGCTGCTGTTATTTGTCCTTGGCTGTTGAAAGTAATTCCAGAAACTGTTGCTCCAGTAATACTGTTAGCAATAGATAAAGCTCCAGCTCCTGTAATAGCTAATCCAGCACCAACAGAAACACCACCAACAGCAGAAGTAGTAGCAATAGGAAGATCACTAGCTGCAAGTGCAACAACTCCAGTAATTAAACCTTGTGCGTTATAACTAATTCCAGAAATCGTTCCAGCAGTAATAACATTATTTATTCCTAGATTTCCACTATCTACATTTAATGAGCGATTTAAATTAGAAGTATTTAATTTGGCTGGTGTAATTGTTCCATCAGTAATTTTAGTTCCTGCAATCCCACTAGCTATCTTTCCATCCGTTACGGCTGAATTTGCAATAGCATTAGTATCAACAGAATTGTCAGCCAGTTCAGAAGCAGTTACAGAATTTTCAGCCAACTGAGTTGAACTAATCGCTCCCGTAGCAAGAATCGACCCAGGTAAATTCGCAGCTAATTTTCCAGCCGTTACATTTGCATTTAATATTTTGGCTGTCGTAATAGCATTATCTTGTATAGCTCCTGTCTCCACGCTAGAGCTTGAAAGCTCTGAAGTTCCTATACAATTAGGAGCCAAATTATCAGCAGTTAAAGTATTTGCTGCTACGTGACTACTTGTTATAACTGCACTTCCAATTTCACTTGCCCCTACTGCGTTTTCAGCTATTTTTGCTGCTGTAACAGAATCACTTGCTAACTGCCCTGCGGTTATACTTGTCCCTGTAATCTTAGCTCCAGGTATATCACCATTACTAATATTTAACTTTGCATAAGTAATCGTTGAATCTGATATTTTAGCCCCCGTAATCGACCCTGCTAATTGTGCATTTGTAATCGTTCCAGATAAAGAAGACGTTGGATAACCTGTAGCATCCGCAAGATTAAATGATGGGCTTGCATCATTCTCACCTAGTGAAATACTGACTCCTCCAAGAGTAATACTTGAGTTCGCCAGCTTTGCATTGGTTACTGCACTATCAATTATTGCACCAGTATTAACTTGATTAGAGCTTAAAACTCCAATCTTTGCCCCTGAAATACTTGCGTCATCTATTAACGTAAGACCAGCAGCAACGAAATCTTTAATCGTTACTTTTTTCGTTTCGCTTGCACTAATATCAGCAACTGCTGCCACGTCTGCTGATTGTATTCCCGCCTCTGGTAAAGAGGTTAATTGGGTTATCTGAAGATCACTCATTTCCTGCTAACTAAGAACCATTAGCAATAGTTTAAACCTGTTCGAGCAATATGCGACTTTCATTCTCCTGCAATAGTCTATTTACACCATCTCTCAGTAAGAATCCTGGTGTTTCTCCTGTCTTTAATTTCACTTCTCCATTCGTAACAAACTCTATCCGAGTCTCAATAACCTCAGTCGCAGAAACACTTACAGCAACATTTGTGATAATACAATTGGCTTCATAAAAAACATTCTTTCTCGAATTATCAGGATCACGGTAAATGTAAAATAATCCATCAAAATCTGATCCCTGCTGAGTGCGAACCACAAGTTGTGCTAAATAAAATGGAAACTCTGGATCCGTGTCTAATTCATTGACTCTATTTCCTGTGGCATAATCATGCTCCCAAATACAAGTCATTGAGCCTTGTCCACTAATTAATCCAGCTTCATATTGATTCCTAAATTCATCTCCAAGGTTTGTTAAATCAATTTGCTCTCGGCTGGTCGTCATCTCAAAATCTTTAACACCTGCTACATGCCTAAATTTTTCATTATCTGTACGAATTGTAATATTTTTAGCAACAGTAGGAGCCACTAAAGATAAAGCATTGTCTTGTCCACCTTCTATTGCTTCTGCAAATGAATTATATAAACGAATACCTCCTACTAAATCAATATTAATAAACCATTTCCCATCTTCATAAGTATGACCATTGACTAGCTCAAGATTTGAACCATCAGCAGTAGCGATTTCGACTTTATCTCCAGTTAATAACGAACCAGTACTATGATCCAGACTAAATCTCTTCTTCCCTACGTTCACATCATAAGGATCTAGCTTCGTCTGTAACGGAGACTGGAGCGTATCTCTTTTAAGGGCAATCTCACCCGAATGACCAAAATAAACACCCATTAGTTAATCAGCTTCTTAGTGGCTTCTTCTCCATAAGGAGCACCGTTTGCTTCCCAAGTAATATCAGCAGAAGATATTTCACCTATTGAACTACTCATCGAAACACCTGTTATAAACACAGAGAATTGAATATCTCGAATATCTGAAGTTCCCGTAGTCATTCGCAGTTTTAACACTATTTCAGGTGAAACATCATTTTCACCATCTCCTGCTGCACCTCCTGATTTTATTGCATTAGTTAAAATCGTATTTAAGTTTGACTCCGCACTGGCAGCAGGTTCGGCAACGTAATAAAACAAACGGCAACTGCCTGAGTAGCTTCTTACCCCTGCCTTTAAAGTCCTATCTGTGTCTCCCATAGAAGTTGTCTCTAGGACAGCCATCGAACTAGAAAAAGACCAAGACTGAACCTTAGCTGCTTTATTTTCTGAACCCCCTATGTAGAGTTCTCCATCACGACCAGAATAAAAACCCACAACCTTAAATTAAAACGTTGTTCTTATTATATGGGTGCATCCAAGCAAGCAACAAAACTACAGCTAACATTGCTCAATCCTTTAAAAGTACTTGTAACCGTTGGAGGCCCAGAATAACGCCATAAAAGTCCAGTACCACCTTCTTTTACTAAAGATTGAAGACTACTAGCAGGATTTGTTTGACCAGTAACTTCTTTACTATCAGAAACACCAGAAACACCATTAGTAGAAGTAAAGGTCACATAGTCCCAAGTAGCATTGACATCCTCGTAATTCTCAAGAATTAAAGCTGCTTCAGCATCAGTGATATTTGAAAAGCCAAGGCTCAAAGTTGCATTAACACGTTTATTACCAAAACGTATATGTGTCTTTGTACCGTCTAATGATTCAAAATCTGTACTTGGATAAGTTCCAGGCTTATAGCTCCTAGAAGAAGGCTTTATGGAAGGAAACGATCTAGGAGTAGCCATTAATCTTCAATAGTAAAAATGGGTACAAGGGGGTCATCTTTATCTTCGATATCCCAGTCTTGCAACATTTTTAGTTTACCGTCATCTGTTAATTCTGCGTACGATCCAACTAATTCAACAAGACTATCCTCTCCAAAAGTAATACTTTCAACCTTGTAGCATTGTTCTTTTGACCTTGTATCCTTAACAGTAAATAGCGAACCAGCCAAAGCTGCTAACGCATCTTTACTGCTAAAGTTTACTGAAGCTTCCGCAACTGCCATTGGCTCGTTATCTACTACCGTTGAAGGTTTCCAGTAATAAATATTAGTTATTCCTGTAATTGGATCTTTACTTACAACTTCTCCCCCTTCAAGAATTGCTCCATTATTAAAACGATCCACATGCTGTGTTGTAGAGAAAACTCTAATGTAATCGCCAGGTCTTACACCGTTAATAAAATGAGGAGCTGTTTTAAAATTTACTGTATGGTCTAAATGTTTTCGTAGAGATAATGTATATTTTGCAAATAATGATGCTGCCTTACGGCTAGTACAAAAACCACTAAGATCAAAAATTTCTATTGGATCATCTATATGATCGTTACCATTTAATCTAACAATTATAGATTTTGTTTCAGGAAACCCATTTTCTTCTTCTTCACGATAAAGAACATTTGCCTTGAAAGCTTGCCTGTCTTCCGCTGAAAGGAAAGTTACACTTAAATCTTTCACATTACCATCAGTAAACATTGCTTTTATTGTTACGGACTTGTCTTGTCTTATTTCATGCGTTCCTGAGTAAACCAATTCACCAGCAGAGTTATACCTATCCTCATCAAAAGGAACAGCAGGGTATAAACTAAACTTTCCTCCAATAATTGTGAAATCCAATAAACAATAAAGACCTTGCTGATAAATAAATTCTCTTAAATTAGTTCGACTTGAAACTATCCCGTCCCAAAAGAACTTATTGGCTTGGCAAAATTTTGCAGCAATTGTCATATTTTCTTTATCAACAGCAGATTCACTAATAACTTTTCCAGCTCCAATAGTTTTATCTGTTAATAACGCATAAGCGATTTCAGGAAATAAATTCGTTGCTTTTAGAGTTCCGTCTATTAAACTTTTAACCTTTATTCCTTGTTTAAAGTAAGCAGAAAACTGACTGAAATTTGTCCATTCTTTTGCACTATCAATCTTTAACCCTGCATAAGCTAAATTTTCATAAGTAGCTACATTCCCTTCTGGTCTTTCTCCTTCTGTTTCAACAATCTCATTACAGTATGAGATCTGGTGTTCTGGCCCGTCTAAATGACTTGATCTATCTCCTTCGTATTCCCAGAAATCAGCAGCAGCATCATAAGGATTTAATTTATCAAGAAGGATTGGATTGTCATCAGGATTAGATCCAGACGTTAGAACATTTACTTTAAAGTTTATCTTTCCTGAGCCAAGTCCAATATCATTTTTCCTGATATAGACAGAAGTCCCATGTGTGTAACCTCTAGCTTCAGTGATAATTGGAGACCATGTAGCAAACCAGTTATTACCACTTTTATAAACCTTGACTTCAGCTTTTAATCCTGATCCGCTATCTTCATCATCATCAAGATAAACAGACACTGTGTTATCAAAAGATTTACTAGCAGAAAGATCTTTTTGCTCTGTTTTATTTACTGCATATAAATTACCGTATCCCGAAACAGGATTTCCACTTGGATAGAACTTACCACCTCTGCCATCTTTTGTTGTGTAATGGAAAGCAACTCTGGAAGGATCAGGGCCAGTATAGCTAATTGGGTTTTCCCATTTAGGAGAACCATAGTCTCCTACATTTGGCGTTACATCAAAATCATTGAGGTAAAGATCCCATGTGGTTTCTCCCAGCGATGGATGGTTATTATGTCTAACAATAACGGTATGATTGCCTCCCTTATAAGAAGGCTGACCAGGGTAATAAAATTTGTTTTCAAAAATAGGAACGGTCTCTCTTGTTTCTGGTAAATTTGTAATGCTATAACTATCACTGCTACCTTTACTGGTAACTGTAAATCCAGTTATTGTATTTTTTGTAATTTGTATTGTACTTGGTGCTCCTAAATTCCATACTGCATTACTTAATTTATCTTTAGTCAAAGAATGATAAGTATCACCTGCATATTTAACATGATATGTTTCGCCGTTAAGCTTACACTCAAACCCTGAAAGAGCAAGAGGTGTTCTTGTAGCGTTTGCATTTAAAATAGTTACATTAACAGGAATAACTGTTTCTCTTGCTTCGACCTTTTCTACTTCTTTAATAACATCCGACCCAGCCCAAGGGTAAAATCTATATTCATATTGACCGTATCCAGGTTGAACTATTCTTATATAGTTATATTGAAATTCTGGTGTATTTCCTCTTATACAAAATAAACCAGTATGAGAACTTTGATCTGATACAGCAGGTCTTAACCAGTTCCAATTATCTTCTCCAATTTTTCTTACTTGTAATTTAAAAAAGCTATATCTAGTAGTGTATTTATTTATATTTCCAAGTTGAAGTGTAGACCTATCATCATAGATATCAAGTATTTCTTTTTCTGAAGGCTTACTATTAACATTTGCAAAACGTATTTCTTTAAATACTTTTGATTTAAGACCTATTTCTGTGATATGACATTTTCTATTATTAGATATAGTTCCTAAGCTAACTTTTTGAAGTGTATAACGACTATATGCATCAAAAAGATCTTTATCTTCTCGAATTTGTTCATAATAATATTTATGATCACCTGATCTAACAGTAAAAAATTTTCCAGTAGTATCCCAATTAGGATTACTTAAATGCGTTGCTAACTCTGCTTTTAAAGAAGCTTCAAATTTGCCAGACTCTATAACTTTAAAATAAAATGCTCTGACTTTAGTACCGTCCCAAGGTTTTCCACCTACTTCACCATCGTCATTTTTTATATCAAAACATTCAACTAAAGCAGTACCAGCCATGTACTGTTCACCTATCGCTAAATAAGAATCAGTAGCCTCTCTTACTGTTTTAGTTGCAGAGTTAACATCCTCAACACCATGAGGATTCATCGTGATAATTTCAGCCGCTTGATCTTGCTGGTAAGCAACGCCGTCATCTGGCGAACCAATAATTTGATAATGAATTTCTAAACCTTCTTGAATTACGTCTTCGCCTAATTTCTGCTTATCAGTTCCCCCATTCATAAAACCTGCCCCCATAGGCCAAGCCGCAAGAAGCTTTCTTCTCTTTTTAAACATTATTCTTGCTGCTGGTCTTGCACTACTACTACTGGTATCACTTCCTGTCCTAACTAATTCATAAGGCAACCTGAAAGCAGTAGCGTTTGGCATTGGATTACTTAATCCAAATGTTGCCTGTGTTGTAGGATTTCTAGTTCCTGAAAAATAATCCCTTTCGTCTATTTGAAACACATTTCCTATTGCGTCACCAAGTTGTCCTCCAGTTCTTAAGAAAGGTATATTTTCACCTTTTGGCCCGTCATCATCAGTTTCATAATCAAGTTTGAAAACTTTGTTTTTGTTATAACTATTTAATAACAAATCACCAACCGCATACCCCTTCAGATCTGGTCTTCTAGCTATTTCTCCTAAAGAAAATAATGCAAGTAATTTTAGCTGTTGATAACTACCTAAACTGACCATCTGTGACCAAAGGAGTTGTGAATTGGCACGAACACCTCCGTAACTAATGTTATCTATTGCATCTGTTTGACGATTAGCAAAAACAAGAGGAATTAAATCACCTAGATTCGCTAATTCTTGAACACTATTAAAACTAAACTGAGGAGCAAAACGTTTTAATCCTGCTATGTCTGCTGTTCTTTGATTTGTCCCTTGCTTCATACTTGGAGGCTTAGGAGTTAAGAGATATGAAATAGCTGTTAAAGCAATACCAACAACTACTTGACCAAGGAGTGTTAACGCACCAGCATTTGCATACGGAATAGCTACTACTAAAGGGCCATTCACTAAGTCAGGGACTAAATTATAAGCCTCTGGCCTTTCTTTTACCTTTGCCGCTACACCTTCTAAAAATTGAAAATATTCTTCTTCTGTTAATCCAAGGAGATTACAGAGATCTGCTTCCGTTGGAAGTAACACCCTGCGAGTGAAAGGGCTTTTAGCGGCGACCATATCACCACCTGGCCTCCTAATGTTTTTCTGTAACTCAGCCATCCTTCCTCATAATAAGCAGCCATACCATAGGAATCATCTTCACCATGACATAAACCAATTGCTCCTAGTTTAGGGGGTGATTCAACTCCCCACCGATTTAATTCTTCAAAAAAGATACTATAGTCTTTCCTCTTTAATCTCTTATACCAAGAACGCTTTGGCTCAGGAGAACTTATCCCATAACTTCTTAAAACTGTTCTGCATAAAGATAAACAATCACCAGCTCCATGCCTTTCAGGATCAGCACCTAAACGATATTTAAATCCTATTAATTCATGTGGCTTCAAAGATTTTGAATCTGTCCCGTTAAAGGAAGACTAGAACACCTCTCCTTCGTCAAAATTTGTTGTGGAGCGTTCGCACCAACAGCATCAATAGCTGAACTTAATATTAATTCAATTGAATCTGGATCGTATCTCATTCCAGCTACCAACCAGTATTCACCAGATATTTTTCCTCCATTAGCAGCCGAAGTGTCTTTATTAAAATCATTTGTCATTAAAAATGTTTCAACTAAAAAATAATATTTCTTTTCTACAAATTCTTTAGCAAAAGCCATACTTAAAGGATTATTAGCAAGAATTAATGAAGCTTCTAAATTATCTCCTGATCTATTCATTGCTGCACCTTGATACATAAAAGAAAGATATTTATAGTCTCCAACTCCTTCATGTTTTCCATTTTGGAATTTATTTAAACCAGAAGCAGAATGTTTTGTTATATCTTTCCCGTCAAAGTCCTTAAAAGAAAGAGGATCATTTCCGTCTCTATCTGTAACGGTAACAAAAGCAGTTAAAGCAACAACAGTCATTACATTCCCAACCTTGATCTAGTACTTCTACTATTTCTTAGTGTAGATAAAGTTTTGTTTTCTCCAGCTTTAGCACCTTGAGATGTAGCAGTTGCAATAATTTGTCCTACAGCAGCTTTAGGAACAAACTCTTCAGAGTTGAAATTAAGAATAGGCCCAGAATAATTAACAGTAGTAGAACCTCCTGCACCTCCACCTGCATAAGACGAACCAGTGCCAGGAATTACAGCTTCGCCTCTAGCACCTGCTGAGTAGCGTTGCATACTTGTAGCCATCTTTGATGCAGGAATTATGTATTCGTCTTCTCCAGCCTCTCCTACAAGCCCTAGAGTTGGTCTTGTAGCCATACCCCCTGAAGCAAATGGTTTTATTCCATTTGCCATGTATCCTCCTTCTGCTTTTTTCATTAAAGGGAAACTCATCCCTCCAATCCAGCTTGACATTGCTGATTGAAGAAGCATATTTCCAATACTCTTAGCAATACTTGCAAGACTTTCTCCTAGTGATTTCGTTCCAGAAATTAATCCATCAATTGCACTTGTAAGTCCTGTTGCAATCGTGTCTTTTATTTGATTCCAAAGTTCTAATTGTTCTTGTAGTTGATCTCTTGCCTCAATTCTTTGAAGAATATCTGTTTCAGCTAAATCTAATTTCTTTTCTCTTAATTTATTTTGTTCTAATAAAATTTCAGCAGCTTCTTGTTCTTGTTCTGCTGCTTTACTTCCTATTTCAAAAGAACGATTAAGTAATTCAATTTGTTTTTCTAATGCTCTATTTTTATCTCCTATTGTAATTCCAGTTATTGAGTCACCTCCAAATTGTCCTGTATTTTCAATACCTAAAAGCCCTGAAGCTTGGTCACGAAGAATTTGTTTTGATGATTCGAGTAAAGATCTATCATATTCTCCTTTACTTCCTTTGGAGAAGAACCTAGCTGAAGGTGTCATTGACCAAAGTTTCTTATTAAATCCAGAAATATTTGGATCATTTTGCACTTCATTTATTCTGAATTTTATTGCATCTTTTCTAGCTTGTGATTCTGCTGCTCTATACGCATCAAAATCTAATTCTTTTGCTTTCGATTTAATCCTTTGATCACCAACTGCATCAACAAATTTTTCTACTAATTTAATAACTGCTATAGCTGCTGGTACTAAATCACTCATTACTTTTAATTTTAATTTTGCTAATTGATCTCCCATTGAATCCCACGCAGTATCTAAATTCTTTAATTTTTGAACCCCATCTGTTCCTATCGTTTTAGCAAGTTCTTTATTAACCATTGTCATTGCTTCTGCTTCTCTTCCTACAGCAACTAATGTCTCTACCTCTTTTTGGAAAACCTTATCAACCATAATTCCCATATCAGCCAAAGCACTTAAAGCATCAGATGGCCTTTTTAAAGCATCTCCAAGTTCTCTTGCTTTTTGAGCAAAAGCATCTAACTGTTGACCTACTGCACTAAATAAAATTTGTGCTCCAAATCCTTTAGATCCCATTGCTGATTGAGTAACAGCACCAGCTAAACCACCTCCTACAGCACCAACCCCACCACCAAACAACATCGGAAAACCAGCTCCAAGCATTACGTTCTCGCCAAAGCGTCCAACTGCTTGCATCGTCTTTTGACTTTGCTTGGCACGTTCTTGTGCCTCTTGTCTAAATCGTTTACGCATTGCTTCCTGTTCATCTCTAATTAATTGCAATCTTGCTTCTCTTTCTTCTTGAATTTGCTTCATTTTTTCATCAAAATTCTTATTAGCTTGAACTCCTGCTGCTATTTGATCTTCAGTTTCTTTGTTTTTTCTATTAGGATCTTTATCTCTTGCTTCCATTGATTGGAGTTTTCTTTGAACCGCAAGAGTTTCTTCTTTGACTTTGTTTTGTTTTTCTACTTCTTCTGTAACTCTTGCTTCTAATGTGACTACTTTTTTAACTTGATCAGCAAATTTATCATTATCAGAACGTAATTCAGCTAATTTCTTTCTTGCAGTTTCTAATTCATTAGTAAGTCTTTCTCCATAGGGCGTTCTATCTGACATCCCTCTAAACGAACCACCTTCATCAAAGCCAACGTCTTTACCTCCATAAATTTCTTTTAATTTATTACCCATCCTTCCCCTAATCATCTGAGAAAGAGGGCCAAAAATATTTTGAAGAAGAGTATTTTGCTGGAACGTACTACTATCTCTTTCCATTTGTATTCTGGCTGCATTAACTTTATGAAATGTCTCTACGGCTGCTTGCTCAAATCGAACAAATCCACTAACAGCACCAGAAACCCACGCAGCAGCAGACAACGCATTTGATAATCCTGAATAAGCAAGAGATACAGCAGTTATCCCTTCCGTTGACCTTTGAACCCAGTTAGCAGTTGTTTGAATATTGTCTTTCCATTTTTGACTTAATAAAGGAATTTTTTGAATTAATTGTTCTACCGCACTACTAACACCAATAATTCCAGCAGCTTGTCCTAATTTGCCACCTTTTCCTCCTAGCAATCCTCCTAATAATCCTGTTCCTCGTTTAAGAACACTTAAAACACCATTCCATGCTCCTTTTGCTGCATTTATATCTGCATTAAGAGCAAGTTGTGTTGCTCTTGCTTTTAATAATTCTACGTTGTATCCAAATTGAGCTTGTTTAACACCTATTGTTGCTTTGATATTTGCAACAGTTAAAGCGTTAATTCCTTCTTGAATCCTTTGGCTTTCTTTTAATGTACCTTCTCTTCCTGTTAAACCTGTTGCAGTACTACTAATACGAGGAGGTTTGACTGTTTTTAATTTTTGATTATTAAGCTCATTAGTTACTTTTTTAATTGCATTTCCTAATTGTTGATATTCATCACTTCCTCTATCTACTAATTCAAAAACATTTTGTAATTCAGATTTATAAGCACTAAGAGCTGCAATTGTATTAGGAATTTCAGTCCTAAACTTTAATAATTCTGAAACACCTTTAAAAGATTCTGTATCACTTAATCGACCTAAACCATAAAGTTCTTGCTGTGCTTTAAGTCTTTTGAATTGAGCTAGTCTAAGTTTTTGCTCTGCTTTTTCTTGTGCTTGGATAGCATTTGTATATTGAGTAGATCCAATTTTTGCGTTTGCAGCAACTCTGCTGAATGCACTTCCTTGGCGAACCAACGATGCTTCATTGTTTGATAACGCTTTAGTACCGTTTACAACTGCCCTTGTGTAATTGTTTATTTCAGTCGTTACAGCACGAACAACTTGTTGAGCTTTTGTACCTTCTCCAGCTAAAAGTTTATTTAAAGTTATAGGCTTACTATTTAAATCTTTTATTACTTGACGTAATTCACGAGTGCTTTTTAAAACTTTATCTACACTTTTCGAGCCTTTTACTCCAATATCTATAATTCCCTTTGCTATAGCGTCAGCCACGACTCAAAATCCCTAATATTCCAACAGTTTACCTACTCCTACGGATTTTTTGCATTTCTTTTTCTTGATCTTCGTTAAGAACTTGAAAATAAGCACTCCAACCTAAAATTTCTTCTAAAGTCATTTGACGGATTTCTGTTAAAGATTTACCTAGCTCTTTGGCAATGCCAAATTGAAGCATTAGTAAATTATCTTTACGCAGCTCCGCACTTAGGATTTTGGGTCGATGTCATCTTCATTAGTATTAATAACTGCAAGCATCAAAGTTTGAAGATCAGCATCCCTTACTTCATTCTTCAGAACATCAATTTCACCAATATTAAACAACCTACTACCATTCTCATCTAATGCTTTTGTCATCAAAAGCCTTAAAGCAAATTCATTTGCATCATCAGATTTAGCTCCTTTTTGTGCTCTTTCTCTTTCTGCCATCGTCAAAGGTGATACCCACATCTCAAATACCGTTCCATCAGACAATTCAACTTCCTTCTTTGTGGCTTCTAGATTTGCAGCTTTTTTTAAACGATCTATTGCTCTTAATGGTGAGCGTGATGCTCTAGGACTTGATGTCATAGTGAAAATTTATATGCTAATAGTCTAGCGTAATAAACAATAAAAAACCCCGTACAAGACGGGGTCGGTTGAACATTCCTTTCTTATCTCAACCTTACGACTTACTGAAATCGAATGTTGGAACACTAGCAGGACGGAAGTTAACTGTTACTGCTTGTGCATCATCAGGTGTAACACCTAAAGAAGCAGAAGTTAATGTTGCATCAAAGCTGATAAAACGACTAAGAGTATCACTTACATTTCCACCACTAAAGACACGATCAATATAAAGCTTCATTGCAGCTCCTACTTGCTGACGCTGAAGAACATCTTCAATCATTCGACTAGACAAACCAGTGTCTTCATCAGTCATATAAGTAGTTGCACTACCTGAACCATCACCAAATCCAGCAATGTAACTTCTAAATGGAACGTACTGACCAGGATCACCACCAATTGAAGTCACATCAATTTCAGCTCTTTCAATCTCGAAACTCCATTCTCTAACTTGACTAACTGACTCAAAGGCAGAATAAGCAACTTGAAACTCATTAGGAGCTACTGCTGTACCTACATCAGTCAAATCAACGTCAGAGCCGCCACTTGTGGCTGAAACTTTTAATGCTCCTGTTGAGGCAGTGTAGGAGGTAATATAGTAAACAGTTCCAGCAGTTAAGCCAGCAGGTACAGTTCCTGATCCTGCTGCACCAGTAGTTGAGTTAACAACACTAAACTTAACTGGATCTCCAACTTTGAAATTCAAATAAGTTCCAGTAACGATTGTTTCAGTTCCAATAGTTACGTCAGCAGTACCAAAACTTCCTGTTGTTCCTGCGGGTTTGTAGTAGAGAGCACCTGATGTGCCAGATAAACATGTAACGGCCATGAGGCTGCTGTAGAAATTTACCTATAGATTAGCTTAAAACTGTAGCAACGTAAGAAGTTTCTATTCTTCCCATGAAAAGAGGTGAATTTTCATCACTAGAAAAACTTGGCCCCTCAATAGATCCAACTTTAAAATATGTCCCAGTAGTCCCTTTATTACTATCATTCAAAGTCTCTAATACATCAACAGCAGTTGTAATTAATGTTTGATTTCTTGCTGGCCCTGCACCTTTAGCTGTGAAAACTCTGATTACAATAGCTCCTCTTGCATGATCAACACTAGAAGTCAAAGTCGGATCATTTGTTAAACCAAATGTAACGTTTACTCTTACATATTCAGTTGTACTGTCATTTGGTGTCGCAGTGATATTGTCAAAATAGATAGGAACCGCAGGATCTAACGCTCCAAAAGCAGTTAATAATGGGTTTTCTACTTTTGCTCTGATTTTTTGATAATTCATCAATCCTCTTCTGGAAGGTCAAGTTTGATTCCTCTAGAAATAGCCTTTTGAAATTTACCTCCTTTAATATAAGTAGGAAACCAATCTAAAGGTGCTGTTGCTCTATTGTCTCCACCATCTTTTTCTTTAGGGCCAATATCTCCTCTAATACCACTTTGTCTAGTACCTCTTAAAATAATATCTCCTTCTGGTTCTTGCCCAGGGTATTCGTACTCTGATTCTTTTAAGTCCATTGCAATTGCAGCATGGTCAGCAAGATTGCTAATTGTTATTTTTGTTTTTCTACTTGTTTCTCTTTTAGTAATAGGAAGTTCAGGAATATCTTTTAATTGATAAGGATAAGAACCTCCAGTTCCAGTTCCACCTGTACCCATGCTTGTAGCAACCCAACTATCTCTAAATTCACCCGTCCATACTGGCCCTGCCTGTGCTAAATCATTCATTACATTTCTAGTTACCGCTCTTATTGTTTTATTCATTTTTGATCTGATTTTTGTTTCAAAATCATCAATTTTTGCCATTACTGTGGCCTCACAATCAATGTATAAAATATAGGTTTTTCTCCTCTTACTGCTCGAATATTAATGATCTTTCCTTCGTTCGTAGAACCTGCTTGTGGATATTGAATACGATCTGCTTCCGTAGGATAATAATCTCCTAATTCATTCGCTCCAATCACAATCTTTAAATCAGTTGTTTGATATAAACCCTCATCTTCACTGGAATTAACTTGAGTAATAATTCCTTTTACACTTACAGTCGTATCTGAACCACGAACATCTCCTGTCACAGGATCATACGTTTTAGTCGTTGATGTTTTAACAAAAGTTAATGTTTGCCCCCAAGTATCAAGTACTCCTACTGGTACTTTTCCAAATACATCATCAATTTTTGCCATAATTAACCTCTTACAACCCGTACTTGATAGCCGCCAGCTCCACCAAGGCAATAAGCACCAAGATAGGACTGCAACCAAGGATAAACGTCAAAAACATTGTTTGCTTTTCCAGTAGCTAAACTATCTTCGTTATATTTAACCTTTAAATCACCTAATTCAACTTCTTTTGCAATACCTTCTGTTCCTTTATTACCTGTCATTGCATCTGGATCATTAGCTAATGCCCTTGCTAATTCATATTGAGCATATTTAATTTTTTCTGGAATCAACGTACAAGCAAGCTCTACATCATCAACTTGAAAGTTATTTCTAGGCCATTTTAATGCTTGACCTTGATCACATCGGTCACCATAAAAATTTAGATCATCAATCCAACGACAAGCAGAAATTAATGCCCTATTTTTCTGATCATCTGTTTTATTTGTCCATGTTGAATCATCAGGAGATGTTTCAAAGTAACTATTAGCTTCTGCCAAGGTGACATAACTATTAGAACTTGCACCTTTTAAAGTGGCTGAAATAGTTGCTGCCACGTTTACTTCTCAAACATTGGTCTTATTCTAGCGTCATAAAAAACCCCCACCAAATAAATGATGAGGGTTTTCGTCATAGGACACCCCTGTCCGACTCAATACTAACTTAAGAAATGTTAGTTGTATCGAGAGGTGTGTTAACTGTGATCTGAACAGCAGGAATCAAATCAATATCATAAGTAGCTTCCCACTTGTTAGCAGTAGCTAAATTTGTATTGGTTGGATTATCCGCAGCATCTACCCACTTAGTACCCATAACATGATACGCAGTGTGATAATCAACAGAAAGTACATTCTGCTTACTCAAGATGTTGCGATCAGCTTCAATCCTTAGATCTTGCTGAACACCTTCCATAATCGTGCCACCTTTTAATAGATAGCAGTAGTACTCAGTCTGATGACCTGAAGAACCAGGAGCAACGGTGTTAACAGCTTCGTCAACGATGACTTTACAGCCAGCAAATTGACCAACTTCTTTAGCACCGATGCCAACGCCACCCCCACCCCAAATTACTGAGCCTGAAGAAGCTAGTGCTGCGGTAGAGAAAGTTAACATTCCTACCTGATATAGGTAGTAAGCAACTGATGGATGAACAACCAGAATATCTGGCTCTTCACCACGCTCACCCAACTTGTTACGAGCTTGAGCAATAGTAGAAGCTGTTAAGAAGTTTGCTTCAGCAGCACCAGTGCCAGCCTTTGCAACATCTAAAGCGTTACCACTAAGAGCAGTACCAAACAAACCAGCAAGTTGTGAAAACAAACGAGCGTTGTTTAACTTGTTGATTGCATCAGCTAACTGATTACGGATAGCTAACATTGGATCTTCGCCAGCAGCCAAGATTGCAATGTCATCAACGGCATACGCAAAACCTCTATGAACGATAGAAGCAATTTGTGTTGCTGTACCGATCTTTTGTGGTGTCAAATATCCGTTAGTACTTGTACCCCAGTTAGCTGCCCCAGTCATCACCTCTTCAGTTGGTGCAACAGGGTTGAACTCAGGAACTTGGATACGTGTACCGCCTTCTTTTGCATCTAGGAAGTTGTTTCTTACAACAGCTCCACTTTTAACGAATTGGCTACGCTCTTTAATTGCCTCTTGGACATAGCGAGCCAAATTATTTCTTTTTACGATGTCTGCTAAGAGAACACCGCCAGAGTAATTCTGAAAAGGAGCAGCCATGTGGCCTCTTTAAAATTTACGGTTTACTTGCCTAAGCCACGGACTTAGAAATAACACCTTCAAATCACGGATTTTTAGATGTTACTGAGATGCCTCTTTTTGCAGCACGGCTGCTAAATCAGGGTCTTGGTTGGATAATAACATTTGTTGCGTGAGATTGCCCGTCTTCCAAGGGTTATCTTGCCCTGGAGCAACATTAGATATAGGACTGGGTTTAGTACCCATACCAGCAGAACTACTCGCTTTAAAATGATGTTCCCACCCACTTCCAGGGTTCTTTAAATTGTTAACGTAAGTACCTAAATCCTGTTCAACGCCACCACTTAAAATAACAGTTTTACCATCACTGCTTTTTTGTAGCTTATCTTGCAACAACGCTAAAGTCTGGCCAGCATTAATCGCTCCAGCATTACTTAATGCAGATAAGGCTGATGTACGTGTTGCAGCACTTTCAGTTGAACGCTTTAACTCTTCAATTTGAGTCTTTAAACTACCAATTTCTTTATCTTTTTCTTGAGCTGTCTTATTAGCGTCCTCCCAAAGGGGTTTATACATCCCTTGGTCTTCTAATGCCTTCTTACGATCATCGTAATACTCACCTATTTTACTTTTTGCGTTTTGGAACGCTTTTTCTTTTTCCGCAAGCTGTTCCTTTAATGCTTCAAATTCAGCTAAAGGAACAGTAGGAACTTCAGGAGCTTTTGGAGTTTCAGAAGCAGCCACGGGCTGTTCTTCAGGAATCACGGACTCCTGCTGAATTACTCTTTCTTCCATATTTAATCAGCAATAGTAGTTTTAGGTGTTGTAGGCTTAGGAGTTGCCTTTGCTTTTGGTGCTGGTTTTGGTGGGCAAGCTGGAGGATTAATATCCTCAAACCTCATTTTTTCAATTGGCATGAAATTAAATGCTCTTGATTACTATTCTAGTCTATTAATTCTTTTGAGCTTCATTTGCGTTAGGTAAAACCTCACCCTGTACCAAAATATTTCTAAATTCTTCTCTATCTATTACTTGTTGATCAAATAATGAGGTCAAAGCTGTTATATCTTGTCCAATTAACCTATCAATATCAAAATCACGACTAATTTGAATCTCTGGTGGCTCTAAACCTAAATAATCAGCCGATAAATTAAACGCTTTTTGCATTTTTTGTTCTAAATCTAAAGAAACCATCGACAACATTGAATTTGTATCAACACGATCTAAACGTCTTGCATCTGCTGATTCTGCAACGAATTTTTGCTGTGAAAGTGTACTAATTCCTAAAGTTGCCATTTGTAACTGTAATTCTTGTATTTCTGCTGCCTGAGCTTCAAATGCACTAGCTGCTGGCTCTACATAATAAACTTTATTTCCTGGTTGAGTTGCCATCGCATAATTAACACTAATAACTGTATCTTTTGTCTGATCATCCCAACCTTCCATTACTAATAAAGGCTGTGAAGCAACGTGCAAACTATGAATTAAGTCAGCTTGACGTTGAAAATGTGCCAAATTTAAATACGCAATATCTAATAACGGTGGTTTACTTGTCATCGTGTCTGTTTTCCCTGCATAAACAGTCACTAAAGGGATTTCACCTAACGAAAATTCACCCGAATCTACTAATTCATAGTCTTTTTCATCAGAAGGAGAGTCAAAATTACCTGCAAAACTTTCATCCTGCGTATACATATCCTTTGTAGTCTCTTTTCTTCTATAAATTTTGTATTTTCCTGGCTCAATTACCCTGATTTGATCAAAAACCTTTTCTCCAAAGTCTCCTTCAGGCACAACAGCTTGTTCTGCAATTCTTACTTGTACTAATTTTCCATAATTAACTTCTCTATCTAACCTCCAACCATAAATATTTGTAGGGTCAATCTCTATCCAATATGGTCTACGGTTTTGCTGCCTCTCTTCCGCAAGACTAATAGCTCCCGTTGGAGCAGGAAAATCAACAAGAGTATTACTATGACCATAAGTTAAAGCACAAATTAAACTTCTTCTCGCATATTCGTCTAAATCCGATCCACAACCATCAACATCTTTAACAAATACATCAGTCCAATATGGATCGCCTAAAACAGTAATCGGTTTACGAAGAATTAAACCTGTTGCAGCTCTAATTAACCTTTGCGTGTAAGGAGAAAATACAGCACGATTAACTCTTGATAAATATGCGTCATAATCTTCTCTCGGTTCTAATGGTAAAAATGCTTCTGAATTATCTCGTAAATATTCAGTCCCATATGTAACAGCTTTCATTATTTCCCACCCCTTCGTCATATCTAAAACAGCTCTCGTCTTAGAAAATGGATTATCACCCCCACCTAGATAGGTTTGGCTAACAACATTTGTACGAATTGCCCCTGGTACAGAGTATGTCATCTAACCTTGATACTATTTAACATTGTCAACAGTCTAAATGACTCAATAGATCCTGTAACCTGTCTGCCCAAGGGTTTCTGGTTTGGCTAAGTTAAATTGTTGTAAACATAAATAACCGAAAGCGTCAAAAGCATGGTCAACACCAAGATTTTTATTCGGTAAACCTGTGTTGGGGGCATAAGTTAGCGTTCTTAATGACTTAATTAATTCTTTGCATCTTGGATGAATAAATGTCCTTCTCACACTATTCGCATCAAATAATGCTGTATTAACAGCAGTTATCTTGTCTCGAATCTTCCAAGGTGCTTTTGGTGCGGATACGTTAAATCCACTTCGCCGCAAAATACTGTGGTCAGTCGCTCCAACACCAGCAGTCTTTCGTGCTCCTCCTGTTGGGTCGGGGCAAGCTATGACTCGCCTGTCAATTCCATACCTTCTTGTTACTTCCTCGGCAAAATCCCATGTGGTCGCCCCTCCTGTCATTATGATCTCGTCAAATACATATAAAGTATCGTCTTTCTTTACTGCACATATCCCTGACATTGGATCTACGTTAAAGTCAACTCCTAGCAATAACGGAGCAATACTAATGTCTTTTGCTTCAGTAGAAATATTATCATCACCAAAACTTACAGCCACTAATCCACTTAAATTTTCAAAACTTGCTTCAAATTCTTGCCTAAATGTACGCCCGTCTAATTGTGCTCTAGCTGCTTCAATTTCTTCTGCTGGTACATTACCCCCCTCAATTGTTGTATAA